GGTTATTCAGTAAATCAAAATGCTTCAAGAACTGCTAACACATTTGGCAACGCCGAAATTTATATTCCAAATTATACAGGTTCAACTGCTAAATCATTTTCAAGTGATGGAGTAGAAGAAAACAACGCAACAACCGCTTATTCAAAATTATTTGCAGGCTTACTTACGGCTACCGCAGCAATAACTTCAATAACTTTAAGTTCAAATACTACAAGCGCAATTTTTTATCAATACTCAACCGCCTACCTATATGGAATTAAATCAAGTTAATGGCACTATTCAATAAACTACTAGGGAGAACCACAATGACACGTCCAACTCGTATTGAGATTGATTGCTCGACTGGCGTTGAAAGCATCATCGAACTTACTGATGCTGAAATTGCACAGATGGAAGCAGACGCTCAAGCAGCAACAGCACGCAAGGCTGAAGAAGATGCAGCAGCAGAAGCACTTGCTGCACTTAAGACATCAGCTAAGGCTAAGTTGGTAGCAGGAACACCACTTACCGAAGCCGAAGCAGCAACACTAGTTATCTAATTTAATCTTTCTATCTAAGGAGTAACGTGGCTGGTCGCTTCCTGCCATTTATTCAGATAGTCAATTGCTGACTGAAGGTAATCAGGGTTATCTCTGAAGTACCCCAGTCCAGCGTTGCATCTAACGCAGAGCAATCCTCTAGGTCTATCGCTATCGTGGCAATGGTCACAACACCAGTCAGATAGTCCTGGGTCATTTGTCTTACAGATGGCACAACAATTTTTCTGAAGTTCCAACTGTTGATTATATCTATCTATATCCCACCCAGGATTACGACGTTTATTCTCAGCGCGTATCTTTTCTTTATTATTTAGTCTGTACTGTTTTCTTCGACTAGATGTACATTCTTTACACTGAGCATCTTCTTTCACTTGACCTGAACGTTTGCTGTTTTTATGGTACTCAGATAGCGGTTTAAGTTCACTGCAGTTTGTGCAAACTTTCATACATTAATTATATCACTTAAGTAAATACCTTGGAGGTACGCTATGGCGGGTCGGGACATCACGGACGGTAGAGCCGAACGCTCTATCGCAGTTGACGTTGGTGTAGTTTCATCTACAGCAATCTGGCAGAACACCGATATGTCTTATGACGTAGCCATTGGTGGACTCCCATTCTTCTATGCCATCAATGACTCACGCCCTTATGTCCGTCAGACTGCACCCTTTCGTAAGGAACAGTTCGACAATGGTACTGAACCTGGCGAGCAGTCTCTGACTGGTTGGTGGATTCGTAGCCAAGCATCGTTCCACTCTGGTTCTGGAATTAAATTCTATGACCCAGCAACTACTGATGAGAATGGACACTACCGCTTTGCTGACAGCAAGGGGCTAGATGTCTGGACTAAAGGTCAGGTAACACTGCTCTCATCTTGCACATCTACTCATCTTACCACTGGACCAATTGCATCTAATGGCGTAGCACAGCAGCACATACGTTCTATCAAATGGGGTTCTACATCTGGAGTTCTACTTCACGATGAATATGATGTAGATAAGATTGCAGTAGATGGAACTGTGACACATTTCCAAGACTATAATTCTGGTTCAGATTACCCAGTATATGCAATTTGTGATGATGGAACATACGCATATTTTGTAACCAATAGACCTGGAACTCCAGCAAGAATGTATATGTATAAGAAAGCATTAACTGCATCTAGTTCAGATGCTGAGACAACTATGTTCTTTGATGCTGGAACTTTGCTTACAAATGCAACAATGGAATATGTAAAAGAACGTATTGTTCTATGTGCAAATAATAAGATTTATGAACTATCTTCATCTGCATCATCCTTACCATCTCCTATATATACTCACCCTTCATCAAGCCACGTATATACATCTATTGCTGCATCGGGTCCTGCAATTTATGTTTCTGGTTACAATGGCATTCAGTCAACAATCCTAAAATTCACACTATCTACTGCTGGAGTAATGCCTACTCTTACATCAGCGGTAGTTGCAGCAGAACTTCCAGTCGGTGAGATTGTCCACAAGATTTATTACTACCTAGGTTATATGATGATTGGTACTAATAAGGGTGTTCGTGTGGCAGCAGTATCTGACCAAGATGGTTCACTTAACTACGGTCCACTGATTGTAGAAACATCACAGCCTTGCTACGACTTTGCAGCACGTGACCATTATGTGTGGTGTGCAACTGGTGTAGCAGGTGAGGCTGGAGTAATCCGCATTGACCTATCTAATGAACTAGAAACTCTACGCTTTGCGTGGGCTAACGACCTTTATATGGATGGTGTTACAGGGCACGTAACTACTGGCTGTGCTTTTGCTAATGGTACTGACCGACTTGTATTCACTACAGCATATGCATCATCTGAAAATGGTGGCATCTATATCGAGGATGAATCAACTCTTCGTACATCTGGATATGTAACTACAGGTAACATCCGCTATGGAACTCTTGAGCCTAAGAACTTTAAGCGTCTTCTTGGACGCGGTGACTTTACCTATGGTTCTATGACTCTTGAAACCGTAGACAAAGATGGTGTTGAGTATGACCACATCTCATACGACTCATCAGTTCCATCTATTGAAGTTGGAACCTCATCTCCTGCTACAGCGCAAGAGTATGTAGCCTATAAGTTTATTCTTTATCGTGATGCAACAACAACATCACTTGGTCCAATCTTCAAGGGATACCAGGCTAAAGCAACCATTGCTACTCCACGCCAGCGTGTCATCCAGTTCCCTATCTACTGTTACGACCTAGAGACAGATAGATACAACTCAATGATTGGCTATGAAGGCAAAGCCTTCGAGAAGATTCTAGCCCTAGAAGGTATTGAAGAAGAAGGTGACGTTCTTACCTGGCAGGACTTAACTACTGGCGAATCTCGTCAAGCAGTTATCGAACAGATTTCATTCTCCCGTATGACACCACCTGATAAGCGATTCAGCGGATTCGGTGGAGTAATTAACGTAACAATTAGGACTGTATAAATGACAGCAACAGAATGGGCTGGCTTTGCAGTTGCCATAATGACTTTGCTTGGTGGTTTTACAGCAGCAATTAGATGGTTAGTTAAGCACTACTTAAGCGAACTGAAACCAAATTCAGGGAGCAGTATGAGGGACTCCGTTAATATCAACACCGAACGATTGGACCGAGTTGAACAACGCGTTGACCAGATTTACCTCATCCTCTGCGAAAATCACAGGAAGTAAGTTAGCAGTATTCTTTTTAGTTCTAGGCACATCATTCTTCTGGAGTCCAGTTGCTAACGCAACTTCACCAGAGTTAATGGTTAGAGATGTAACAATCATCTGTGCCAACCCTGCAGGTGAAACTCATACTGCAATGACTGGCTGGAATGCCGACAACCCTTTCTTCAATGGCAAGGGTGACATCGCAAGATTGTTCTGCGAAGGTGGATTTATTGGTGAGTGGACAACTTATCTAAGTGATAACTACACAGGTATAGGACGATACTACAATGGTATTGCACCTACTCCTACTCCATCTCCATCCCCAAGTGAGACTCCAACTGCAACAGCGAGTCCGCAACCAAGCCCATCAGAGACTGCAACACCATCCGTTTCGCCATCGCCAACTCCTTCTCCGAGTCCAACTCCGACTGCTCTAGCAGATACGAATACTGCAACCACAGTTCCGAGTCCTTCTCCAAGCGAGACTGCAACTCAACAAGTAGATACTCCAACTGTTGTAAATCAAGAGACATCTACTGTCCTTTCTGATACATCAACCGTAGTTGTGCAACCTGCACCTATTCCAATTCCTGAACCCGTACCTGTAGTACCTCCAGCCCCGCCTGCGGTGGAACCTCAACCAACTCCAGCTCCTGTGCAACCAGCTCCACAGCCCGAGCCTGCTCCCCAGCCTGTGCCCGTCGCTGAGCCTGCTCCTGTGCCTGTCGCTGAAGAACCTCTTCCTCCTCTTCCAGTAGAAACTCTACCGCCAGAGCCTGTTGCTGAACTCGCTCCAGAGCCCGTAGAAGAAGCTCCACCCGTACTTGAGCCTGCGCCTGTTCCTGAGGAACCGCCTGCAGTAGCGCCCGAGCCTGAACCAGAACCTTCTCCAGAGCCTGAGATAAAACCTGTAGTTGATATTGCACCTGAACCTCCTATGGTTGAGCCAATTGTACAACCAGAAGAACCACCTATAAAGGTAAGCGAGAACGCTACCAAAGAAGAGAAGCAGGTAGTAGCACAAGCAATCATTGAGCAAGCACAGGGGGAACCCGTGACAGCACAAGCAATCCAGGAAGCTGGACTTACCTATGCTGACTTGCCACCTGAGACACCAGTTGAAGTTCGTGAAGATGAGAACGGAAACGAAGTTGTTATCACAGCAGAAGTTGCTGCTGCGCTGGTAGTCCTTGAGAACCCAGCAGAATTAATCAACGCAATCTTTACTGACCCAGCACAAGCACTCTTAGCACTAGGCTCTATCGGTGCGGACATGAGCTCTGAAGAAAGAACAGAGTCTGAGAAGACCATTGTTGCTGCAGTTATTGTAGGTCAAATTGCTGGACAGGCTGCAGTAACCGCTGCTGCTGGCGCTGCAGCTTATCGGAGGAAACCATGAAGAAGTTCTTTTCAGACGTAGTAAATCAATTGTGGACTCTCCTCGGCATGTTCATTGCCTGGGTAGTCCTTGACGGTTCTGCCAAAACGGTTGTTGGGTATGCTATTGGCATCTCCTCAATTATTTGGGGAGTAACATACAAACTAAGAAACTCAGAGGACGATTAATGGATACATTCAAAAGTGTAATGATGAGGATTTTTGCTGTTATCGCAGCTGAATCTCTTGGAGTTATTGGAGCAGGTTCCCTCGTAGGGATTGAAGTATGGCAAGCAGGAGTACTAGCTGGTGCACTGGGTGCAGCGCGTGTGCTTGAGACACTAGCACGCTTCTACCTAGCAGATGGACACCTATCAGCAGAAGAAATCAACGAAGCCTTTGCTAAGGTCGATAAGAAAGCGAACGAGTAATGGGACAACGTAATGATTTTATTAAGGTAGCCCGTGAGGAAGTCGGTGTTATCGAAGGACCAAAAGAGAACGAGACAAAGTATGGAGCCTTTACCAAGGCTAACTTTCTCCCTTGGTGTGGCTCATTCGTGAATTGGTGTGCAAATGAAGTGGGACTTAAGATTCCTAATGTGGTCGGCACGTTGGCGGGAGCTCAGGCGTTCATTAAAAAGAATGCTTGGGAAAAAGTAAATGAAGCAACTCCGCTACCTGGCGATATTGTTTTCTTTGACTTCCCTAACGACGGCATTGACCGCATTAGTCACGTTGGAATCGTGGTACGAGACAACGGAGACGGAACTGTAATCACTATCGAAGGTAACACAGCGCCCGATAAAAAGGGCGACCAACGCAACGGAGGGCAAGTCTGCCTGAAGAAGCGTGCTTACAAAGTAAAGAACGGCCCAGCTCTCAAGAAGTCACTACCTGTGTACATCGTGGGATTTGGTAAGCCTGTCTTTAAATCCTAAGGAGATACATGAATACCGAAAAAATCGCAGCAATCGTAACAACCTATGCACGTGCAGCAGTACCAACAGTGGTAGCGCTCTACGCATCAGGCGTGACAGACCCTAAAGCTTTGGTTTATGCTTTCCTATCAGCGTTCATTGCGCCAATCTGGAAGGCTCTCGACCCTAAGGCCAAGGAATTTGGCATCGGAAGCAAGAAGTAAACCACCTCATATAGGCCCTTAGCTGGGCCATAGAGACAAGAAGACCCCCAACCCTAGCATCACTGCTATGGAAGGGGGTCTTTTTGTGTTTTCAGCGATAGGAATCGTACGCCTTCTACAGAGATATATTCGCCTCACCGTTCAGCCGACCACAGGCTTATATTCCAGGCAAATATTATTTAATTTTCGTCAGCGTCAATGTCTTCAAGCAGGTCAACGAACACTTCAAAGTCTTTATGTCGTCGGTAGTGGTTGTATCGAGCAACTGCCTCGTATACAATATCACGAATTGCTAGCGCAGCTAGCGAACCTAGTATTACTTCAGTCATTCTATCTCCTATAATATATATTATATATATACTATAAGACCCTTTCAGGGTCTTTATATTATATATTATATACAAGTATACACTGAACCCTGATGGGTGTAGGTAGGCAGCCTACCTGCACAACACCTGACCTGTGCTATACTACACCCACGATGATACAACTTGGAGAATATAAACTACCCGAGCATGTTTCATACTCAGCATTCTCGACCTACATCGACTGTGGCTATCAGTACTACCTCGGTAGATTAATGATGGTACCAGAAGAACCTTCGGTTTGGTCGGTAGGTGGTTCGGCATTTCACCGAGCAACTGAACTGTGGGATTTGGAGAATGCATGATACAGGAACTATGGGCTAGAGCATGGGCTGATGAGCTTGGTACTACTGACCTAACCAATGCACGTGTTGGTGGTAGGGCTACTAAAGCTAATCCTAACAAAGAGAACGAAGCTTTCTGGCACGAAGCTGGTCCTCGTTGGGTACAGGCCTACATTGAATGGCGACAAGCCAATACCGATTGGAAGATATGGAAGACACCGCAAGGTGTCCCAGCTATCGAACTCGAAATGATTCCCGAGTTTACTGGTGTACCAGTCAAGATGATTCTTGATAGGGTGTTCGAAGTTAATGGTGAGTTAGTCATTGTTGACCTTAAGACATCCCAGGCTACGCCTTCCAATACACTGCAGCTTGGTTTCTATAAGATTGGTTTGATGAAAACCTTTGGCATAGATATCAAGTGGGGAACATACTTCATGTCACGTCAACACGGCGTGTCACCGTTGGTCAGTCTTGAACAGTACACAGAGGAGAAGCTGGAGTACCTGGTATCAGGGTTTGACAAAGCACGTAAGGCAGGTATATTCTTGCCGAACACAAACAATTGCCAATACAAGTGTGGACTGACCGCACATTGTCAGTTCTCAACTAAGATAGGATAACAGATGAACGAAGACTGGAAACTACAAGTCTCCTATAAGACACCAGCAGGTGACATGATTAACGTGCGTGCCAATACGGCCGACGAACTAAGCGTGTTGCTCGAAGGTGTTGGAGATTACTCATCACAAGTTGCATCAGTACAACGATTGGTTGTTGGTGCATACAACGCGGCCCCTTTGGGGACCACTGGTTCAACAGCAGGCACAACGCCATCGCAATTCTCCGCTCCAATCCAGCAGGCAGCAGCATCCGTTGGAGCTCCACCGTCCGCGGTAACGCCAGCGGGGACAGCAAGTCCGACGTGCATTCACGGGGCACGAATCTTCCGACAGGGAGTGAGCAAGACAAGTGGGAAGCCTTACGCTTTCTGGGCATGCCCAACACCACAAGGCACGCCTGACCAATGCAAGCCAGTTAACTAAGATATGATTGAGCGTAGCCATCGTTACACACCGCAATGGTGGCTACGTTCTATCCTTACAGAAGGGAATGAACCATGCGTACACTTGTCAGAAGCGTTGGCCGTGCCAGTATCGGTGGAGAACCGCTCCCTAGTTGCTTCAAAGCGTTCGAGTCAAACAAGATTATCATACGTCGCTCTGAAGTTTCAATGTTTGCAGCAGCACCAGGTGTAGGTAAGTCAACCCTAGCACTAGCATTAGCTTTGAAGATGAGAGTTCCAACTCTATACATCTCAGCAGATACCAACGCACACACTATGGCTATGCGATTAGCCTCAATGATTTCAGGTAAGTCACAGGGTGACGTAGAGTCACTCATGAATACTGACCATGGCTGGACTAAGGCTACACTTGCCCGAGGTTCACACATTGTGTGGTCATTTGAATCAGCACCATCATTGCAAGACATTGATGAAGAAGTACAAGCATTTGAAGAACTATGGGGTTGTCCCCCAGTTCTTATTGTAGTAGATAACCTAATGGACGTAGCCACCGATGGTGGTGAAGAGTTCGCATCTATGCGTGCGATTATGAAGGAGTTGAAATACCTTGCTAGAGCGACCAATGCAGCAGTTGTTGTCTTACATCACACATCGGAGGCTATCCAAGGCTCTCCATGCCAACCTAGAAGTGCTATCCAAGGAAAGGTTGCGCAATTACCCGCACTCATCTGTACGCTTGGAGTTGTCGGGACAAGTATGGGAGTTGCGCCTGTCAAGAACAGATATGGTCGTGCCGACGCAGGCGGAGGACTAATGACTTGGGTTGCATTCAACCCTGAGTATATGTTCATCGATGATATTCCAGAGAACGCATGACACAGTTTCCTAATTGGTTTGCTGGTCAACAGTATAACTTTGAGGCTCAGCTTGCTCACCTTAGTGGCAAGCCTGACTTAAGGTTCCTGCAGATTGGTGCATACACAGGTGATGCAAGTGTTTGGTTATGCGAGAATGTTCTAACGCATCCAACGTGTGTGCTAATTGATGTTGATACGTGGGCTGGTTCAGATGAACGCGAGCATCAGGCTATCGACTTCGAGAGAGTACTGAAGTATTATGAAGCACGTATCACTAAGTATCAGAAAGTTGTAAGGCTTAAGATGACTAGTGATAAGTACTTCACTGGAGAGATTGCTGCACATTTTGACTTCATCTACATTGATGGCGGTCATACATCTGCTCAGGTTGAGCGTGATGCATACAGTGCATGGAATCTACTCAAGCCTAAAGGTATCCTTGCCTTTGATGATTATCAATGGGGCAAAGACTTACCACCTGATACCACGCCTAAGCCAGCAATTGATAATTTTTTACAGACACATACTGGTGAGTACACTCAGTTAGTTGATAGTTACCAAGTTTGGATAAAGAAGAATGACAACTAGGAAAAGCCATAAGGCTAGGGGAGCAACATATGAAACAGACATCACGAAATACTTTAGAGGAATTGGATACGACGCTGAACGCCTTGCAAGGAGAGGTAGCAAAGATGAAGGGGATGTTGTTGTCCGCAAGGATTTCATTGGAGGAACCATTGGCATCCTTGAATGCAAAGCACCAGGAGCAGGTAACGCAATCAGCCTTAGTGGCTGGAGCAAAGAAGCACAGGTCGAAGCGGACAATTACGCAGAAGCTAGAGGCATTGACAGGGAAAACATTCTTCCAGCGATAGTAATCAAGGCAAGAGGTAAGTCAATAGCAGATTCATATTTAGTACTGAGGTTAGGAGATGTCTTTGGTGAGTAACTTGCCTTCAATCAAGGCTGTGCTTGAGCACTACGGTGCAACGCTACGGCGTGACCATGGCCAAGCTAACTTAAGGTGTCCGTTCCACGGTGATAGTCATCAATCAGGAACAGTTAACCTAGATAAGAATATTTTTATATGTTTTGCATGTGGAGTACAAGGAAATAGTTTACAAATCGTAGCTATGCAGGAGGGAGTTGACATACGTGAGGCAGCTAGAATCGCAGAAGGATTTGCTGGGACAAGCAACACGCAAGTACCAGGAAAGCATTTATCAGGCCGAAGATTACCTAGCAAGCAGGGGTATTCCAATCGAAGTAGCACGGCTGGCTCGATTAGGCGTAGTCGCGGAGCCTGAGACAGGACATGAAGCATACCTCGGGCGCTTAGCCATACCGTATGTAACTAAGACTGGTGTAGTTGATATTAGATTTAGAAGTTTGAACCCAGCAGTTGAGCCTAAGTATATGGGCATGACTGGTAGTGACACTAAGATGTACAACGTACTAGATATTGAAAGGGCAGGTGATTGGATTGGCGTATGTGAAGGAGAGCTTGATACAATCACGCTCAGTAGATGCGTCGGTATCCCTTGTGTTGGAGTTCCAGGTTCGAACTCATGGAAGAAACACTACACAAGATTGCTCGCAGATTTTGAAAGAGTATTTGTATTCGCTGATGGCGACCAGCCTGGAAAAGAATTTGCAGCAGGGCTTGCCCGAGAACTTCCAGTTACTATCGTCTCCATGCCAGACGGCGAAGATGTCAATTCTATCTACGTCAAGTTCGGTGCGGACTATATCAGAGAGAAAGCAGGGCTAACCAATGAAGCCGATTAAACCATGTCCTGAATGTGGTGAGCAGTTCGAGAATGTATTCGAAGCGACTGACCACCTGCTCGAGGAAGACGAAGAGTTTGACCCAGCACTTATCCTACCTAATGGCTATCGCCTGATGATTGGTTCGTTGTTGCGTTGCTTCTATCGTTATGCTGATGAGCCCGAGAAGATTAAAAGTGTAGCACAAGATACGTACATGACTCTCTTTACTGTCGAGATGGAACCATCAACAGTTGTCGAAGTCATCGAAGACATGATTGTAGGTTCCAGCATGGCGGAAATAGATGATGAACTTAAACAACTACTCGAAGGTGGAGAGTGAATTGATATGGCAGATTACCCAGCACCTGGCGAATCAAGGTTTTACGGTGACGCAAGTACGCATGGAGAACCAGCAGTTGGTATTAGAGATTCGGATTTCGCATATGACGTAGCCTCTACCTTCCAGGAACTGGCTGACCTATTGCTTAGTAAGCACAATGATTATGGTCCAACCAACATCTCGCGTAGCCCAGGTGGGCCAGTCAATGGCCTGCGTGTGCGTATGTGGGATAAGTTTGCACGCATCAATAACCTAGTAGATAATAACAAAGACCCACAGCATGAAAGCCTTGAGGATTCCTTCAAGGACATGGCAAACTATGCAATCATAGGGTTGCTAGTACTAAGAGGAAAGTGGCCTAATGACTAACAAGTCTTCATTCGATTTGGACTTCGGCTATGGCCGTAAGGGTGAGAAACTAGTAGAAGAACTACTTACTGGTGGCAAGACTGTCGAAGTAAAGCGCGACAGGAAGTGGTGGATTACTAACAACCTTTACATTGAGGTTGAGTGCTGGTTCATGAAGTCTAAATCATGGGAGCCATCAGGCTTGATGGTTACTGAGGCTGCATACTGGGCGTTCGTACTAGAACAAACAGTTGTTATTGTACCAACGCATATCCTTAAGAAGGGTGTGCTTGAATTAGGTAGAGAAATCTCATGCGAGATACCACCTAACAAAAGCAAGGGCTATTTAATTACTGTAGAAGATTTACTATCCATGAGTCGTAAGTATAAGAATGAGAAAGTTGATGATGGACTGGAAGCTAATTGAGCCTTGGGAATATGCAGTAACCAATGTAGCTAGTGAGTATCATAGAAAGTTTAAGATGATTGAACTTGAGGATATTCGTCAGACACTATACGAGTGGTTCCCTGCCCATATAAATAAGTTTACTGAATGGAATGAGATGGGCGGTAAGGATGCAAAGAACCTTATCTACCGTAGCCTTCGTAACTATGCACTAGATTATTGTCAGTATCAGAAGGCCAAGTCCCTTGGCTATGATGTATCTGATTTGTATTACTATGACCCAGTAATAGTGGAGGCGTTGCTTCCTGCTGTGTTGCGCAGTGAGTGGGGTGTAACCCATAAACTTAATCTTGGTAGGCCAGGAAGGCCTAGTGCTCCTAATGAGGGCGGTAATCTACAGGCTATGATGATAGAGGTAGACTCCGCATACCATAAGTTAAGCACTGAAGATAAACAGTTACTCTTCTTAAGATATGCAGAGTCTATGGAGTATGCGGACATAGCCAAGGAGCTTGAGCTCGTTAGCCCTGACGCTACTCGCATGCGTACAACGAGAGTAATACGCAAACTTGTTAGGTTGATGGGTGGGATGAAGCCTTGGGTTGATAGAGATATAGTGGATGAAGAACCTGACGACGAGCAATCACTCGTCGATTAGTTCTTCGTCGAACTCATACTCTTCAAACGGTTCATCATCTTCCTCGTCTACCCATAGGTGTTCAAAGAGAATTTCCATGTTATCTGAGATGCAGTCATCTTCAGTCTCATATTCTTGCCAATTTGCTACATGCTCACGAACGATAGCAGTAACTTCGTCTGATGTCAAGTCGCCGTACATATATAACCTTTCAAAATAATAAATAAATAGCTAGAGATACTAGTATGATGGCGGGCACGATAGTGACCACGCCTCCTAAGAGTGCTAAGAGTGTAACAGTTGATGTAATCTTAAGTAATCGTATGCTATCCTCCCGTTGAATAAAAGCCAGTTGCATTGAACTTAACTGGCGTTGGATTAATTATTCTGCGCATTATTCGTAAGCAGTATTGACAAGAAGGACATTCATCCCTCTCTTCTATCTTGCGATAGTGTTCCTCTGATGTATTGCAATCGTCACATCGGTACTCATAGTTGGGCATTAGTATGGCCCCTGTCCCGTGTCTCGTTGCTCTTGCATGTTGATGTTACCAGTGAATGGTGGTGGTGGTTCTGAATATCTCCATGGGTCAGAGGCTTCATCAACCATTTCACTTATCAATTGGTTCATGTTTTGTTTCTTGATTAGTTCATGTAAGAACTCGGTCATAAGTCACCCCAACATATCTCACATACAAGCCAGTCACCCATTGTCATTAGAGTTTCTGTCTCATACATTGCCTCGCACCTTGTGCATGCCGACATATCTTTGGCAGGTTCTGAGTCAATAGGTGTGGGTGCAGTAGCTAATGTACCACACTCGGCACATTCCATGTCTAAGAAGTACATGTCAATCTCACCGTCGTCGTCGAACTTACACTTAACATTCCATATCTCACACCCACATGGGCACACAGCGGTTGGCTTACCGCGTATGTCCATAGCCTGAGTGTAATCAGGCTTCATCTCTGTAATATGTTTAGCCATTGTCGTCCTCTCGTTTAGTCATGGCCCTCTTATGGTATATCTTTACTGTCTCGGTTGCATTAGCGCAATCGAATGGGTTGGGGTGGAAGTGGTTGAACTTCTTGGCGTACTGTGCCCAACCTCTACCATGATTAGTGATTGTATTTGCCTCACCCTTTATCTCCTTGTGACATGAGTCACACATAACCTTCTTATCTTTGGTTATCATTAGTGCCACCCATTCCTCTTGAAGAATGCCCATGCGTTGCATGGTGTATCATATCTGTAGTAGATATAGGATAGCCCTCGTTCAATTTGTCGTGGTGCAGGTGTGTCAGGGTCAAGCCCCAGTAACTGTGGTATACCGCCAGCGTTCTTCCCCATAACTCTGACGCTATTGTAAGCATTAGGATTCCATGCAGATTCCTTGCCCCACAGATTACTAAGGCATGACCATTGTTCTTCTTGCCATGCAGATAACTGGTCTCTTGCATATGCCTTGCTGTCCGCTTTACTCCATGTCAATGTCACCGTGTTTGTTTGTGTTGGTGCTTCTGATGGAGGGGTGAACAGAAATATGCTAACCATTACGAATAGCAAGAAGAATATTGATTTCATTTCATTGAACTCCTAATGTTCAGCGCTGTCACTACGCGATACTTTCTGTCGGTTGCACCAACAATCTTATCAACCATGAGTATGCGTTCGCCAGGTAGCAAGCCACCCCATATGCCATAGTCTAGGTTCTCATCTTTAAGTCCTTCATTCAGACAATTGGTACGAATCGGACATTTGTTACACAGTTCTATGGCTTTAATCATGTTAGCCTTGCGTATTGCAAACTTGATGAGTGGATTCTTGCTACCCTTTCGTCTCTCAAATAGGTCGCCTGAGTCCTCGAACCATAGGTCAGGGTTCTCGTGTGTCGTACATAATCCTTGCATGTTACTCATTTCCATGGTGAATGCACCACCTCGTTATCGTATCCACATGTTGAGCATGTGAACCAGTAAGTTCCATTGTTATCTTCCCAGTCAAGGTTTTCTGCCTCGCACTCGTCGACTTGGCATATCACTACATACTTACTCATCAGTTGTGTACCCCATAGTTCCAGCAGACTTCCGTTACTGCCTTGATTAGTTCTAATCTGAATTCTTTAATCTTATCTTCACTCATGTTGGCTACATCTTTATCATAGATTGTAGTCTGCCATAGTACGGTGCGTTCTGTCATTATGTATCCTCTCGTTGGTAATAATGGTGAGCAGTTTGATGACATGCTCAGGTCAGTTGGTTACGCCTCGAATACAGTCGAGACATACCCGTCAAGGCGAGCATGGGTTGTGATGAGACCCTTGCTACCAGTCAAGTGCTTGTATGTACCGTCGCCCAATGATACCCACATTGACTTAGCCTTGTAACGATTTTGTGTAGGCAGAGCCTTCACAATAGTACCCCGTGTTGGGTAATCTGATGATGTGTCTACTGACATAGCAAGGTATGCTACTTCGCTTGCTAGTGCAGAGATTTCATCTGCGATATTCTGAATTGCTGTTGCTGACATGATTGTATTGCCTCTCGTTAGTTGGTGTTACCCCACATAGACTATCCATGTGGAATTATAGTGAGCTGAACAGGTCATAGTCCTTCTTGCTTGACCATTGTCTATCGGGTGTGTAGCATAGGCAGTCTATGATACTGGTATCACAGTCGAAGCATATCTCACACATGTTGCAGTAGTATGGATTCTCATGCATATCTACGAGTGTCTCGCAGTTAGGGCAGAGGTCTATTACTTCTTCCCCTTCTTCTTGATAGTAGTGCTTGAGTGCATAGTCATAGGCTAGTTGCTCTGCCTTGTCTAAGTCCCTTGCTGGTGCTTGCCATACTGTAGAGGGGGTGGTATATGTGGTGCGCTTATGCGACTGATTACTCCACCATATACCAGCATTGTCCCATGTACCTAAGTTCTCATTGACTAGGTAGATTTGGTGCTTGGCACTAGGGTCTAAGGTTAGGATACATATCTTGCTACCACTAGCCCACTTGCTAACCATAGTCCATACTGTGTCATTGTCAAGTACCGACACGCCACCCATAAGTGGCAAGGTATCCTCTGCGAATACTCTAGTGTCGCTACGCTTATCTGATTTCTCAATCGTTACATCTAGTATACCATTGTGTGCTAGGTATGTCAAGTCTGAATTGCCAACCTTGAATGGGTGGCAGTTAGCCTCGTTCTTAACACCATGCGTGGCGTATCGTGCGTGCCACATGGCGTAGCCGTTAGGATATTGCTTACGCAATTCCAAGAATCGTGCAATAGATTTTTTAGCAGACATACTACGCTCTGATATGATAGTATCTCCAGCGATAATGGCAAAGCCATAACCGTGAGGATTACTACACGCACCATTGTGTAGGTCTGTCTTGGTTGGTGTGCTATTGGGTTCACACACCACAAGGATACACATACATCACCTCATGCATTCTCTAGTGTTGGGTTGGTTATATCTACGCCCGATACCTTATAGATTCGGGAGTATAGGTCGGGATATAGTCCGTTGTTATCTCGTACATAATCAACGAACCATGTCCAGTCTAGCGCACCTAACTTGACCTCGTCAAGTCGTAGGTCTCTAGTGTATTCTACCATGGCTTGCGCTAAGTCAAGTGCCGATAGAATAGTGCTGACATTCATAGTACCACGAAAGAACCTAAGTTCTAGCGTGCCTTGATTCTGCGTATTGACCGCAGAATATCTTTCCGTATTGCTACGGCGTGGGTCTGCTAACTTGTGCTTGAACGACTTGACTGGTTGGTCATACTGGTTGAAGGTATAGACATCATTGAACCTAGCATAATCGGACTTGCGACCACCGAACTTCATCATGTATTCTGCATTAGAATACACGAATGATATGAAGCGGTGCATGTGCGCACCACTTGAGAAGCCAGCGCGAGAGACATGGATATGTATGCCACAGGATTTGGTATCCCATGACCTAGCACCATAGTCTAGGCGTAGCGTGTTGATAATATTCCATAGTGTATCACTATGTTCTCGATATTGCAAGTGAGTATGTGGTTGTGTCACTATCTCGAACCCGTCATACCCGTCACGACTGATACTGCCGTCATGCTTGATGATACCGATTTTATTTTCTAGTAGAGCGTTGGTCGCGTATTCGGATGCACCGTCTAGGCTACCGCCTTGAATCTGTGTCTCCAACTCTAGCCCCATATAAAGCCCACTCTTGGACTCGCCATGGAATACTAGCGGTGGCTTGCAGTTGTAGTCGTGTATAACCTTACGGCAATTACACTCACGACCAACGATAGATGGGTTGCCACTCTGTGTATTCTCACAGTTGCTACACTCATCACCTTCACGATTATACTGGTCACAATCGTTACAGTACCATGCGTGTCGGCTAGTGCAGTCATCACACCATGTATCATTATTTATATGATAGTAGTCACTTCTGTCGCTGTAACTAGTGCCACAAGGCTCACAATAGAATGTGTTATTCTCGTAGCAATACTCACACCATGACTCATCTTCAACGAAGTAATCGTCACCTGAGAAGGCACTATTGCAACGCTCACAATACTTACCGCAAGATTGACAATAGTAACTACTGCCGTCACTAATCGAGTCGTCTGTGCTGGTCAATTCCTCGCAAGACTCGCACCATACGGTACAATTCTCACAAGCAATAGAGCCGTCACCGAATCGGCGTTCCGTCTCATCATCTATGATTTGGTCGCATAGACTACATATAATATCTTCTACTTCTTCTGCCATATCTACTCACTCCCTTCCTGTATGTTGTAGGTGTAGTATAGCATAATCTTATTTAGTTGTCAAATTGCCCATGCTTGCGCAGTTGCAACTTGAGGTACTCAATCTTGCGAGTGAGTCTAGCGTTGGCTAGTGCAGTTGTAATCACTAGGGTCATGGAGACCGATAGTGCTATGATTACGGCGAGCATATCCATGTTGGTCATGCTTCCTGTAATCCTTTAAGGCGTGTCTGCTTGGTAGCAGGTTGCCATGGGGTTGCGAGTAGGTTCGCTTGGAATAGTGCCTTAGCACCTTCCCTAGATTCGAGCCACTCACTAGCCCGCAATTCCGCCGTAAGGCGTTGGGTTGCGGTCATGCTTCATCACCTTTCGTTGATAGGCAGGGGCAGGGTGGATATGCACCTAGTAATAGTCTGCCACAATTTGGGCAGGTATAGAACCTTGGCTTATCCATGCTCTTACCTTTCGTGCGTTATGCCATAGTATAGCATAGATTCGACACCTTGTCAAATCGTGCCACGCTAGGTCGTGAACCTATGTAGCCTATCACTAGGCGTGGCGTATCCTACTTATTGTGGATATTAAGGTTAAGGTGTGGCGCGGTGTCGGCGGTAGCCAACTTAGCCACTAGTGCTAATGCGGTTGCTTCATCTAGGGTAGGCAGTACGCGTTCCACCTTGGGGCGATTACTTGTCACCTTGCCATTACGGGTGCGCTTGAAGGCGCGACCATTTGGCGTGTCGTGTAGTCGCCACCCCGTAGAGCCTAGTCTGCGACTAGTTACTATAGGGCGTATAGGTGTCATCACGATACTACCGCTTCCCCCGTAAGGGTTAGGCATGGTGGTATCCTTTCGCATAGGGTATCTCCCTGTGCTAGTGCGCTAATCGGTAGCGAGCCGATAAGATACCATAGTATCTAGCGCGTGTCAAGTGTTAATGGATATGGTAGTGATACCACGGGCGACCCGCTGTTACTAGTAACTAGTCTAGCATATCCATATTCACTTGTCAAGTGATAGCCAACCAACCGACTATCGGGTTGCACCCTTGTGGGGTGCTTGTGGGGTAAGTGTAACACACTTGCCCTACCTTGTCAAATCTTGCAATATCGGCGTGTCGTGAGACTTGCCTAGTGCTTGACTTGATGACAGGTACTTTACCCTATCGGCTCACGCTTGTCAAGAGGACAATTCGGACATGTCGGACATTAACCATGTGATTTAGGTCACACCCCCATAAGGTACATATCAGACATATCGGGCATGGAATCACAATTCGGAATTATACATTTAATAAGGACATAGCCCCCAAATTGGACATTTAAGACATGGTTGGTGGATAGTCGCTCAAGCGACAAACCAATATAGCGATATATCTATTTATCGACAATTATATTACTATGTAGATATGTCGATTTATCGACAATTTAGAGGGTAGGTGTAGTGAATCCATGTTTTTGTATGTATTATGTCTTCCCAAATAAATTTCTGTTATATTATATTAGGGGGCAATATATAGGCCTGACCAGGCCTTTTAAAAATACTTAGTCAGAATGTGTTCGTTTTAGCACTTTGAACAGGTTATCTATTATGTAATGAATTACATACGGAGTCGCTCCGTTAAGACTCCGCGACTCCTATATATTATATATATATAATTATATAATGGGAGAGTTATATCGCTATACAGGGACCGTTATAAGAGCGATTAACAAGGGGATTAACTGATGGGTAGAAAGCCAGGAAAGCAAGACATTCCTAAGGGCGAGGCCCAGGAGAGAGTCCTGATGGCCCTAGCCCAGGGCGCGACTGTAATTACCGCTATGGGCACTGTAGGCCGCAATGACGTGACATTCCGTCAATGGTGCGCCTCAGACACATCCTTCAAGGAGCGAGCCGACAAGGCCCGCCTAGAGGGTAAGGGTGTCAAGACTGATTTAGCTGAACTCAAGGATATCGACTTCGTCTCCTTCTGTGAGCAGTTCCTCGATTCAAAGCTCTTCCCCCACCAGCTTGACTGGATTGATATGGTTGAGGGACGCGAGCCCGAGTGGCTACCAGCTGGTATGACATACGAGCCAGGAGAGCCCGACAGAGTCCTGATTAACGTGCCACCCGAGCATGCCAAGTCGACTACCCTGACCACAAACTATGTCACATACAAAATCGTGACCAACCCCAACATGCGAGTCATAATCGTCTCTAAGACGCAAGGTATGGCCCGCAAGTTCCTTGGGGCAATTAAGACAAGACTTTCACACCCAGCATATATTAAGTTGCAGACGGCCTTCGGTCCTAACGGCGGATACAAGGCCGATGCAACACAATGGTCTGCTGATATGATTTACCTAGGTACGGGACGTGACTCAGGCGAGAAGGACCCAACCGTACAAGCCCTTGGTATGGGTTCTCAGATTTACGGTGCTCGCGCTGACCTAATTATCGTTGATGACGCCGTGATGGGAGCTAATGCCCATGAGTGGGAAAAACAACTCGAGTGGCTCCAAAAGGAAGTTATCACACGCCTGGGGCGGCACGGAAAACTAATTATTGTAGGAACCCGTGTCGCGCCCGTGGACCTCTATAAGATGCTCCGCGACCCAGGTCAGTGGTCTGGTGGTGTAGCACCTTTCACATATTGTGCCATGCCAGCAGTTTTAGAATTTGACGAGAATCCTGACAAGTGGAAAACACTATGGCCAGAATCTGACCAACAGGAGAATGCAAAAGATGACGCGTTACCCAATGGGAACTTTCCCAAGTGGGATGGACCCTCGCTCTCTAAGCGCCGCTCTCAGGTCTCTCCCGCAGTATGGGCAATGGTTTATCAGCAAGAGGATGTCACAGAAGATTCAATCTTCTCACCAACCTGCGTTGCAGGAAGCATCAACGGAATGCGAAAGCGTGGCCCGTTAAAGCCTGGAGTACCTGGACACCCTAAGTACGCTGAAGGTACATATACTGTTATGGGCCTTGACCCTGCTATGTCAGGTGCAACTGGTGCTGTTATAGCCACATACAACAAGTCCGATGGCAAGATTTATATTCTTGACTGCGTCAACATGACTGAGCCTTCACCAGATAAGATTCAACATCTAATCGAAGACTGGGTTGAGAAGTACCGTCCTCAGGAATTGCGTATTGAAATCAACGCTCACCAGAAGGCTTACGCCCTGGATGA